TGTCATAGGTTTACAGCAAAACCTGATGAGTATCAAACTTATTTTATGAAAGCACCTGGAGAAATGAAAGATGGTAAGTTTACTTGTGATTATTTCTGGGGTAAACAATCTCAAGGTGTTTGGGAACAACTTAATGATATAGTAAAAGGAGAAGAAAAATGAAAAATTATTATGTAATAGAAACACTTGGTCAAAGTGTTGAGTATATCATTACTGAAACAGATACTGATGATGGTATGATGTATCAGTTACATCGTAGTCTTAATGAGACATGGTCTGAGGATTGTCAAGGCGAATTACTTATAACTATGATTAATGATGGTGATGGTTATAAATTTAAGTGGAAACAAAATGAAAAGAAACGTCTTGGTTATGATGAGATAGAGCATTTGTACTTACTCATAAATCATGTGCGTAGAGCTGAAGGTCAAACTATTTATGATATTTGCCAGTATGTATAACAAAATGCAAACAGTTTACAAAAACAGTGAAGGTATAGAGATCATTATGACCTATAATAAAGCTGAACAAAGTATTATGTTAATTGGTAATTTTGAATACAATATTACTAAAGATATGTATGTTGCTAAAGATAAAGATGATAAGGTAATTATGATTGATATCTTTGGAGGCCCATGTCTTTATGCTCCTGCTATTTGGGGAGTAGGAGATGAGAAAGAATCTTCTACTGATCTAGGTAAAGTTGATGAAATATTTGAAGGATTGTTTATTGATAAAATAGTACTTAATAATGTTACTAATGCAATTAAATTAATAGTTAAAAAAGATGAAACTGACATTACAGCAAAGCTTAGAATTAAAGAATACAGAACAGAGGAAAGCACTGCGAGCGTGGCAGTCAAATAACTTTATCGGGTCTGTATTCGCAGGTACTGGTTTTGGAAAGAGTAGAGTTGGAGTATTAGGAGCTGGAGAAATCCTTAGAAAATGGGGAGGTAAAGCTTTGGTTTTAGTCCCAACTACACAATTACAAGATCAGTTTAAATTAGAATTTGAAAAGTGGGGTTATCAAGATATCTTAGATGATGTTGAGATAGTATGTTATCAATCAGCTTGTAAGTATGAAAACAAGCATTATGAGATTATAGTAGCAGATGAAGTACATCTAGGGTTGTCAGATGTTTACATTCAAGCTTTTACTAATAATACTTATAATAAGCTGCTTTGTTTAACAGCAACGCCTCCAGAAGATCCATTGTATTTAGTCAGATTACAAAAGCTAGCCCCTGTTGTATATCAGATTACTATGGATCAGTGTGTTAAAATGGGTTTGATTAGCCCTTATGAAATTTATTGTATACCAGTTGAACTAACTGATGAAGAAAAGAAAGAGTATAATAAAGCAAATCAAACATTTGTATTCTATAAATACAAGTTGGGTCAGTTCGATGCTTTCAATGAAGCAAATGCAATACTTAAAAACCCAAAAGCATATTCACCAGAAGAATATACAAGTGCGTTGATGTTTTATAAAGCTATTCGTGATAGAAAGGATGTAGTTCAAAAGGCATATAACAAAATTTTATATGCAAGTAAATTAGTAGGATATCATAAAGATAAGAAAATCTTAACCTTTGCAGGTAACAATGAGTTTACTGATGGTATTTACGCAGAAGTCCAAAAATCGCATGGAGATATCGTTAGAGTATATCACTCCAAATTAGGGACAAAAGCTCGTAAACAAGCGTTAGATGACTTTAAAACAGGCAAAGCAAATGTATTATGTTCTACTAAAGCACTTAATCAAGGATTTGATGTATCTGATGCAGAGATAGGAATTATCTGTGGATTGGATTCAAAAAGTCTGTCAATGATACAAAGAGTGGGACGATTGTTACGATTAAGCCCAGACAAAATTGGAAAAGTTATTATATTGTATGTACCTAACTCTCAAGAAGAGAAATGGTTGAAAAGCAGTATACAAAGTTTTAACAATATTGTTTGGATTGATAAACTTTCTTCTTATATTTGTATTGAGAATCAAGAATCAGTATAACAAAATTTAGTATGATTGAAATTAATACTGATCTTCTGAAGCAGTTAGGTATAACTGCAGATGAATATGTTTTTCTGATCTTGACTTATCGCAAAGAAAGCTTAGAAAATTTAAAGTTAATTGTTGACCTAACCAAATTACAAGAAGCAGGGTATGTCAAATTAGGAGAGGAGGATGAGATACATTTGAGAGAAGGATTTTTGCAGTATGTTGCAAGTTCTTTTGATAGAATGTGGCACGGACTCCTCTCCACATACCCACTTAAAGTATATGCTAATGGTCAGACTAGAATTTTAAGAGCTAAAGATCCAGATTCTAAAGCTAATAGCAAAGCTAAACTTAAGTATCAGAAGATTGTAGGGACTGATGTCACTAAACATGAGCACATTATTAAGTGCCTAATAAGAGAGTTACAACTTCGTAAACAAGGGAATGGCTTAGCGTATATGCAACAATTAGAAACATGGCTCAATAACCATTCATGGGAAAAGTATAGCGATTTAAGTGAAGATGGAAAATCAACAGAATCCGAAGGACGGATTACAAGAAAACTCTAAGATAAGTGAGTTTAGGCATATTAAAGATGCTGTTGCAAAATCTATTAATGAAGTTAAGAATGCAAAATCTGGTAAGAGAATTGTATTCCCAACTAAATGGCCTAGACTGAACAAACAATTACTTGGAGGATTGCAACCAGGGAAGATGTATGTTATTGCTGGACGACCTGGCGTAGGTAAATCAGCGTTTAGTAATCAGTTATTATTTGATCTTTTAGATACCAATAAATCTGCTCCTATAGTAGTACTTTATTGGACCTTTGAGATGCCAGATTATCAACAGATTATGCGTGCTGCTTCTAATGATGCGAATCTAAAGTTCTCTCAACTTTATTCCGTAGATAAGCCATTAGAAGATGCAGAGTTATCTCGTTTCGAAGCTGCAGCTAAAAAGTATGAGAATTATCCCATTTACTTCTGTTCTATCCCACAGAACATGAATAAGATTAAAGAGACTAATAACAAAGTAGCAATGAAGTATCCGTACCATACTATTGTTAACTTGTTAGATCACTCACGTCTTATTTTAGGATCAGAAGATTCAGAATTGCAAAAGCTTAATACAGTATCAAAAGCCTGTATGTGGATGCAATCTAAAATGGGATCAATAACCATATTATTATCTCAGTTAAACAGGAACATCGAGCAAGAGTTCCGAGCAAAGAATCAATATCAACCATTACTTACCGATTTGTTTGGTGGTGATTCTATTGGTCAGGATGCTCACGTAGTTATCATGCTACAAAGACCGTATGATTTGTATGGCATTACAGACAAGTATTGTGGAGAAGATCCCATTAACTTACTAGCATGTCATATAGAGAAAAATCGTGACGGTTTATTGGGTATGATACCCTTTGAAACTAATTTATCAACATTTACAATTCAAGAAAGATGATTCAATTACCTACAGAAAAAGTTGCAGCGGCTAGAAAAAGCCCTAAAAACTTAGTAGTGTATGGACAACCTAAAGTGGGTAAGACAACAGCGATAGCCAAGCTGGATAATTGTCTTATTATCGACTTAGAGCGTGGTTCAGACATGGTAGAAGCGTTAAAGGTTCAAGCTAGTAACCTAAAAGAACTAGCAGAAATTGGTAAAGCTATTATGGCAAATAAAAAACCATATAAGTACATTGCCATTGACACTCTTACTCAATTAGAAGTGTGGTGTGAGACAGAAGCTAAAGAGCTTTATAAGCAAACTCCTATGGGTAAGAACTTCGACTCTGATAACAAAGGGTTGTCAGTACTTTCATTACCTCAAGGTGCAGGTTATTTGTATCTAAGAATGGCTGTTAAGAAATGGATGGATAGACTAGAATTACTAGCAGATCATATCATTTATAT